CCAAAGCAGTTCGCGCAGGCGGCGGCGAATTACGGCGGAGGCCATGCTGTCGCGGCGAATGTGATGCTCCGTGACGGGCCGGAAGCGCTTGCCGCACAATACGGCCACATGGGCAAGCGCTATCCTGCGCAGGTGCAAAAGACCATCGATGCGATGGATCAAATGGCCGCACCGCTGGAAAGCGATGTGACGCTTTATCGGTCCATGCCTGTCGATCCCGGTGTGGCTGTTGGCGACGTGGTGCATGATCCGGGCTTCATGTCCACCGCGCGCACGTCTGGAACGCCGGGCGCATTGGCTCAAGATCGTGGCGAGCATCTTGTGACGATTACGGCACCACAAGGGTCGCCGGCGGTTGATCTGAACGGAGCCTGGGGCGCGGGCGAACGCAACGAGGTTGTCCTTCCTCGCGGGAGCCGGTTGCAATTCACGTCGGTCGATCACGCGAATAAGCGGGCTAAGGCGACGCTGTTGCCATCGGGTGCTGATATGGGTGCACCGACGCAATAACCCTTGGGAGAGAAATGATGAGAGTAATAACTAAACAACATGGAGACTTCGTGGCGCATAAAATGGTGGCGGAAACTGCCAAGAAAATGGCAGCGGAGAGCTACGATGCCTGGGCCACTCATTCCAATGAGTTCTACGCAATTTATCCATCTCAAAAAGCCTACATTAAAGCCGCCTGGTCACTCTTCGTTCCAATGGCTAGGACCACACTTACAGAAATGCTCTCCACCAACATAAATGAGGACTTGAAAGAGCAGATCGCAGATGCCTTAATAAAAGACAACGGATTGCGTTTTGGTCGGGAAGGAAATGGACCAGAACTGAAATTCGCACACTGAGGAGCAGAAAATGAGTTGGAAAAAAAGTTTGCTGGTGAATCTTCCGAGAGAAGGTGAAGGCGTGGTGGGTGGCGGGGACCCTGCGCCCGCTCCGGCTGCGGTAGTTGCGGACCCTGCGCCGGCGGAGACAGACCATGCTCCAGCCCCTACTACCCCAGAGTGGGTTATGCCGAGGATCGGGGAACTTACTGCAAAGTTTCGGGAGGCGGAGCGGCGAGCGCAGGAAGCGGAGGCAAAACTTGCCGCACAGACTACCCCTGCAGCGCAGCAACAGCCTTCCCCGCAGGCTCCAGATTTCAAAACCGCAGTCTCGGCTGAGGCTCGCAAAATGCTTTACAACAACGAGTGCAACAAGGTCTGGGCTAAGGGAAACACGGAGTTTGCAGACTTCGCTCCGGCAGTGCAGACTTTGAACCAGGCCCTCGGCGGGCTTCCTCAGGATTTTATCGAAGCCGCGATCGAGACCGGAGACGCTCCGAGAGTGCTCTATGAACTCTCCAAGGATATTAATAAAGCGGCAGGGATCATGTTGCTGGGTTCCCCGGCAAAAATTGCTGTAGCAGTGTCAAAATATGCAGAAGGACTGGCAAAGCCAGAAGCCAAACCTGGTAAAACAGTTTCCTCTGCCCCTGCCCCTATCCCCGGTGCGGTGGGAGGTAATGTTGCCGCCCCAGCCTCGCTGGAAAACGAAGGGCTCTCCATGAAGGAATGGATAGCACTAAGGAGTAAAGAACTGAAGGCGAAGAGCGGACGATAGCCCACGTTTGACGCTTGCAATGTGGGTTTCGGCCTCACAAAGTCTTCTCGGGAGACTTTAAACCCCCCGCAGTCTTCTTGAAGACGTTAAAGACCATGCCTCGAGTGTACTGGCCTCACTCAGCCAAACGAAAGGATTTAACGGGGGCAACCCCATAGCTTGAGGCCGAAACAATGGCGAATCAATTACTGACTATCAACATGATCACTCGCGAAGCGATTCGCCTGTGGAAGAATACGAACTCATTCATCCAGCATCTGGACACGCAGTATGACGATCAGTACGCTCGAAGCGGCGCGAAAATCGGCACGGCTCTTCGTATCCGTCTGCCGGCTGATTTCACTGTTCGTACTGGTGCAGCTGCGTCTCCTCAGGACACTGCGGAAGTCAGCACGACCCTGACCCTTGCGACTCAGAAGGGTGTGGATGTCAGCTATTCCTCGGTAGATCGCACGATGGCCTTGGATGATTTCTCCAAGCGCACCCTTGCTCCAATGGTCAATCGCCTGGTCGGTGCGGTAGCCGTGGATGTGATGACTGGCGTGGATAACGGTGGCTGCGCGAATTTCACTGCCAACCTCGATGCAGCGGGCAATGTGCTGAATCCTCGCGCTCAGGACATTCTCAATGCCAAGGCTATTCTGACCATCAACTCCGCCCCCAGCGACAATCGCAAGTTCGTTGCGGACCCGCTCACCATGTCTCGCATGGTTGGTTCTCTTGCTGGTCTCCTGAATCCCTCCACCAAGATCGGCAGCCAGTATGAGTCCGGTGAGATCCAGCAGGGCCTTGGCTTTGACTGGATGGAGGACCAAACGGTCATCAAGCACACGACTGGCGCCTATACTGCCATGACGGTCAATGGTGCAGGTCAGACTGGCTTGAATCTTACTGTCAATGTCATGACGGGGCCGTTGGCGGTTGGTGATATCATCCAGGTTGCTGGTGTCAACGCCGTGAACCGTATTACCAAGCAGAGCACTGGTCAGGCTCGTCAGTTCGTTGTCACGGCGAATGTGGCGACGGGTTCTACTGTGATCCCGATCTATCCTGCGATTCTGCCCTTTACCCTCCTCAACGGTGTACTGACGGAAGTTCAGTATCAGACCACGGATACTTCTCCAGCGAACAGCGCAGCCATCACGGTCGTCACCCCCTCGGCCAGTGTCTATCGCAAGAACCTGGCTTTTATCCCTGAGGCCATCACGCTCGCCACGGCGGACTTGGAACTCCCCAAGGGTGTGCATGAAGCGGCAAGAGAGCAATACGATGGGACCTCCATGAGGATGATCTCCGCCTACAATATCATGACGGATCAGTTCATCACCAGGTTGGACGTACTTTACGGCTTCCTCTACATTCGTCCTGAGTGGGTCGTTGCCGTCGGTGACGCGATCTAATAACTAAAGGAGGGGATAACCCCCTCCCTTTTTCAGGAGCAGACAATGAGCAAATTCAGGGCAGTTATTTTCGAGGACATGGAATTTCCTCCTTACGTATTTCGGGAGTACCCGAAGGTCATCGGATACGACCCAGCGGGGAACCCTATTACTGTGGCGAGTGCTGCAGAGGAACTTTCTTATGCGGATAGGATCTCCTCCGGTGATGTGAAAATTGCCAAGGAAGAAGCTCTTGCTGCGGAGAAAAATCTCCTCGCAGCGAAGAATGATGAACTGCAGGATAAAGTGGCGGCGCTGGAAGCGAAATTGGCTGCCTTGGCTACCAAGGAACCCCCGAAACCTGAGGTGAGTCTGGCAAGCCTCACTGCAAAGTCCAAGTAAAGGTTCTGCCCCATGACCACGCCACTGGATATTATTACCCAAGCTTTGAAAGAAGTTGGCGCGCTTGGTCAGGGGCAGACTGCCGCTCCTGTTGACGTGAATGATGCTTTTTTGAAGCTTAACTGGATGCTTAGCCAGTGGCAGCGAAAAAGGTATCTTGTATATCATTTGGTGGAACTCTCTTTTGTTTGTACTGGGGCGCAAAGTTATTCCATCGGGCAAGGGGGGAATTTTTCTTACTCTGCCGGGGATTTTAATTCAGATTTTAATTCAGATTTTTCGGGAGGAGGAGGGGCACTCGCAGCTACCAATCGCCCTGCGAAGATTGAGTCAGCGTTTGTCCGCCAACTTTCTGGAATGGTGGATTACCCACTGACTATGATTAGCTCCAAAGAGGACTACGATCACATCGCTTTAAAAACTTTGTCATCTTGGCCCTCTCATTTGTACTATGATGCTGCGTGGCCGATTGGATGGTTATACCCTTGGCCAGTTCCATTGGCAAATATTTACGAGCTGCATGTCACTATTGTCGCTCAACTTAGTCAATTCAACTCACTAACCCAAATTATCTCTTTGCCGCCGGAGTATTTTGCTGCGATATTTTATAATCTCGCGGTAAGGCTCTATCCCTCGTACACGACTCAGCCAAACCCTATCACCATAGCAATGGCGAAGGATTCTCTTAATGTGCTGAGAATGAGTAATTCTCGCATAGCTAATCTCCGGATGCCTGTTGATCTGGTGCGCCCGGGAGTCTACAACCCATACTCAGATCAAGTGAGGTAAGGCTATGACGACTTCGCAAACTTTTCAGCCCGGCTTCCGTCTTATTGATGGGAATGATTTGAATAATGCTCTTGCCATTGACGGCGGGAGTTATCAGGGAGGTATCGTAGCTGCGGCTGGCGGGGGGCAGACCAATGCGACATTGCTCACGAGTTCCTATAACTCCGTGGACACTGTGGTCTCCGCAAACGACTCGGTGAAGCTTCCGCCCTCCAAACCTGGTACCAGTACTACTATCATTAACACCTCGGCCAACGCTACGCAGGTTTTTGGTAGTGGCACTGATACCATCAATGCTGTGGCGTATGCAACTGGGGTATCGCAGGCGGCTGGTAAGGTTGCCAGTTATTTCTGCGTAGTCCCTGGTAAGTGGTTTCGGCAGTTGAGCGCTTAATATGGCAATGAAAAGGATTCAGCTTCTTGGTGGAGCTTATGTAACGAAGGGCCTCATTGCTGATGCCCAGCGTTGCGTAAACTTGTTCCCAGAAAAGAATCCGCAAGATGCAGAGGCCCCGGTGACGCACTACCCTACACCGGGGCTAACTCTTATCGTGCCTGGGCCTAGCCAGGCCCCAGTGCGAGGGCTTTATTTTGCGAATAATAATAAACTTTATGCTGTGATTGGTGACAGTGTTTATTATATCGACGTGAATTATGTTATCCATCTCTTAGGGACAATCCCGTTTAACTTCAGTATGGTCTCTTTTGTGGACAATGGGACTACGTTGGTACTGGTCGTAGGATCGACGACTGGGTATGAGATAACCCTCGCCACAGATGCTTTTGCTCAAATAACTGATCCTAATTTCTTTGGCGGAGATAAAGTCGATTACATTGACACTTTTTTGGTGAGTAATATCACAGGGACACAGAGTTTTATCTCCTCCCTTTCTAACTCAGTTTCCTGGGATGCACTTTATATCGCGAATAAAACTGCATCGGCAGACTTGCTTGTGACGCTTGTAGTGGTCCATAGGGAAATTTGGCTGTTTGGGGAGTTCACCAGCGAAGTTTGGTATGACGCAGGAAATGCTGGATTTCCTTTCGCCCTTGTCCCTGGAGTAATGATCCAACACGGTTGTGCTGCGGTATACTCGGTACAAGCAAATGCTCAGGCATGTTACTGGTTGTCGCAGGATAAGAATGGCAAAGCTTTTGTCATGAAAGGTCAGGCTTATCAGGCCGCTCCAATTTCCACTCCAGCTATAGTGCAGGAGTTTTCCAAATATGCTACAATCTCTGACGCGATTGCTTATATGTATCAGCAAGATGGTCATATTTTCTATGTTTTGAATTTTCCAACTGCGGATAAAACTTGGGTTTATGATCTTACCGCAGATACGTGGCATCAGAGAGTCTGGAGAGACTCTGATGGGGAGGAGCATAGGCATAGAGCGCAGTGCCATGTGTATGCTTATGGGAAAAATATTGTCGGAGATTGGGAGAATGGAAATATTTATATTCTCGATCAAACAGTCTACACTGATAATGGAGTAACGATTGAACGCAGAAGAAGTATGCCACATATCTCCTCCAATGGGAAGAGAGTTGCTCATGCACAGTTTATTGCGGATATTGAGACTGGGGAGTATCAACCAGTGAACGCTGGTGATCCAGATCCATTGATTTCACTTCGTTGGAGTGATGATAGAGGGAAATCCTGGGGGAATCCCGTTACCATGCCCCTCGGTACTTTGGGGCAGTTTCTCACTCAGCCTTCATGGAGGAGGCTTGGAATTACACGAGACCGAGTGTATGAGATTTTTTGGGATGTGCCAGGGCCATGTGCACTAAACGGGGCTTGGCTTGATGCAACGGAACTTGGTACATGATACCTTTTCCCAATACCTCAGCAATTCTTGTCGACCAGAATGGTTTACTTACTCAAGTTTGGGTGAAGTTTTTACAAAAACTAGCCGGGGTAGCGCTTGGGACTGGGAATATTGTTTTAAGTGCTACTGCCCCGCAAGGGGCTTTACCTTGTTCTGGAGGGACTTATTTGCGGGTGACGTACTCAGCCCTTTGGGCAGGGGCACAAGGATTTCTTGGTCCTGGGGATGGGAGTACAACCTTCACGGTGCCGAATGTAGTCAGTCCGCACGCAGGACTCACATATTATATAATGACATAAGGAGCAGTTATGTCGATCGTGTTTCAGGAAGAAGGCTGGGAGGCCTTTTACAAAGATTGTCAAGACTTATGGAAACTTCATTATCAAGAGATCGCTTCGGACAAGGAAAGAAAAAAACTTTCTGCTGACACCACCCGTTTTCAAAGTCTCGAAGCGTGTGGTCAGTTATATATCTTGACTGCAAGAAAAGATGGAGTCATGGTAGGTTACGTGGTCGCAGCTATTTGCTACCATCCCCATTTCTCTGAGATTCTGTGTGCTTTCGAGGATATGTATTTTCTAGCTCCGGGAAGCCGTGGAGCTAGAGTGGGGATGAGAATGGTTAAGAGAGCCTTGACTGGTATGAAAGCTCGCGGAGCGCAGATGGCTTTCTTCCACACCAAGGATTACAAAAATAATGGAAGGCTGCTCACAGCATGTGGGCTAGGATTGAGTGACCATATTCACTCTGGCTGGCTGTAGGAGTCACTCATGGGCATCGGTGCGATTATTGGAGGGGTAAGTGCCCTCGGTGGGAGTTTGATTAACTCCAATGCTTCGCAGCAGGCTTCGCAGGCGCAAGTTCAAGCGCAGCAACAAGCCCTGGCCCTGCAGCAAAAGATGTTTAATACTGATCAGGCGAATTTGGCGCCTTACATGGCGCAGGGGCAATTTGCTCAAAGTCAGTTGAATGCGAGGCTTCCTGCACTTACTGCGCAGTTCAACCCCTCAGATCTGCAAAACACCCCTGGGTATCAGTTTACCTTGGGGCAAGGGCTCCAGGCAACGCAGAATGGCTTTGCAGCTCAGGGACTGGGAAGTTCCGGGGCAGCGATCAAAGGGGCAGGACAGTACGCGACGGGTCTGGCCCAGTCCACTTATAATCAGCAATTGCAGAATTATCTTGCCCAGAACCAACAAACCTACAACATGCTTGCAGGGCAACAGGGGGTTGGGTTAAATGCTGCGACTGGGCTTGGATCTCTTGGGAACGCTTTGACTGGACAGTCGAGTAACTCCCTTACCAATATGGGCAATGCCCAGGCCTCAGGAATACTTGGCAGTGCCAATGCACTCTCCGGAGGTCTAACTAGCGGAGCAAATTCTCTCGCCCAGTACAACATGCTGAACCAACTTCAAGGGAATGGAAGTTTGTTTAGCAATCTCGCTGGGTATAATACTTCCTTGGCGAACTTACCAAATACCATCAGCATTGGCGCTTTTGGCAACAACAGTATCTTCGGTTGAGGAGTGAATAATGGCTGACGTCCCGGCTCCCCAGTATCCACAGCAAGCTCCTCAGCAGGACAATCCTCTTGCTGCAATGGGGCAGGCTGTTAATGTCGCCCAGGGCAGCATGAATATCATGCAGCAGCATATGATGCTGCAAGGCAAGATGGCGCTTGGGCCGATTATGCAGCAAGCGGTAGACCCTCAGACTGGGCACTTGGATTATGACAAAGCTTTTGTGCTTATGAGTGCGGACCCTAGGACCGCTTTCATGGCTCCGGATTTCCTTGCCCAGGGAGTGCAGAAGCGGCTTACTGAGACTCAGACTGCGGGGGCTATGCTTGATACTCATTTGAAAGCTCAAAAGGTTGTTGGAAATGAATTAGCTGGATTGCTTGCTGAGGGCGCGCAGAATGGAAATTCTATTGATCCCGCGAAAGTCAGCGCAGCTGCTATGTCTATAGCTCGTGGTCCTTATGGAAATATTCTTTTTCCTAATGGGGCTCAAGATGTAATGAAAATGATTCCCTCTGTGCCGAAGGATGGGAAAAGCGTTTACAACCTAGTGCAACAAATGGCCCTGCGCGCGGCTGGAAGTGAAAAATCTTTGGAGGAGGTTAATAACCATCTTCTGACGATTAATAAAGGCGGGCAGCAAGAAATTCATAATGTCGGACTTGGCCAGGATAGGATCCAAGGGACTATTATAAATACTCCGACTGTGGAGCAAAGAAACACTCCAGTTACCACCCTCAACGCCAAAGGTGGAGAGCAGATTACTCCTCGTGGAGCGACTCTGGGCCTTCCGATGCTGGACGGGGCTGGCCAACCAATTCAAGGCTCAGGTGCTCCCGGTGCTGCTCCACCCGGTGGGGCACCTGCGGGGATGGAGGGGAATCCTCCCTCCCCTCCATCCCCACCCACTACAAAACTTGGGCCAGTGGAGCAAGGGTTGCTGCAGGAAGATGTGGATTTTAATAAGAGTAAACAGAAGGATCTTAGTGAGGCTGTAGCCCACGCGACGCAGATGAAATTGAACTTGCAGGAAGCTGCCTTGACTTTGAAAGATATAAAACCCGGTCCTGGCGGTTCTATGCGTCAGTCGATTGGGCAGTTTCTGGCTGCTGCTGGAGCGGACAAGGATGTTGTGGATGGGGTCTCTAATGGATCTCTTTCAGCTTCGCAAGAATTTGCCAAACTTATGCTGCAAATCGCGACCAGTAATATGGCGTCGCAGCTTAAAGGTGGCGGGCGGTTTACGAACGCGGAGTTTGAGAGTTTTATCAAGGCCAACCCGAACCTTGACATGGACCCTCAGGCTATCCAAAAAATGCTCGCATTCTACAATCGCCAGGCGAACCTTACGTTCGCTGAGAACGATGATTATAAGAACTACAGAAACGCAGCTCGCAAAGACCCAAATTTGCACCTGCAGGACTACGACGCGCACTGGCAGCAGCAGTTGTTGAAGCATGGTATTCTCAAGCCCAACCCTGATTTTGCTAGTAGGGGATGAAATAATGGAAAACTACCAGCAAGCCCTCCTTGATGCCATTGCTGCGCCTGAGTCCAAAGGTCAGTATAATATCCGGTATGGTGGACCTGACGGCTCGAAGTATTTCACTGGTTATGACGATCATCCGAGGATTAAAGAAAAAACTGGAGATAAGACCTCTGACGCAGCGGGACGGTATCAGTTTCTTAGCAGCACCTGGGATGGGCTTGGTGGTGGAGCTTTTACGCCAGCTAACCAGGATATGCGTGCTTGGCAGTTGGCGGACAGAGACTATCGGGCGAGGACAGGGCAGGATCTGGCTACGGTGTTGCAGTCTAAGGGACTGACCAAAGATGTGCTTAATACCCTTGCGCCAACCTGGACTGGTCTCGGGACTGATCCAAATAGTGCTCTTGCAGCGTACAATGCTACGCTGCAGGGCAAACCTATTGTTCCTAACTCTGGTGGAGTTGAGGGAGAGGGAAACCCACCTTCCATGGAACTCTCCTACAACCCTTCCTCCTCTGCAAAATCTGCATTGCAGAAATACGGCCTGATTGAAGGGGCACTGGGAGACCTCCCACAAATTACCGGAAGCAAGGCATCTCTCCCTGGGGATGATCTCTCTCAACACGCCGCGCAGGTTCTTGGGAACTATGGCCTGATTCCCCAGAGCATCAATGGGGTTAACCCTGACCCTATGAAAACTGGGGGAGCCTATGACTCTCAAGGCCACCTGGTAGTCGGTGGGGCTCCTTTCACGCAGAATGCTGACTGGGGCCTCGGCCAGATGGGGGCGAATGGCGTACTAGCTGGGCTTGGAGCCAAAGCCGCGGCGCTTGCAAAACTCGCGCAGTTGAGACTCTCTGGCCAAACTCTCCCTGATAATGCCTATGACCAACTGGTAAGTGCTGGGCAAGGGGCCAGAAAACAAGAACTTGCTGCCCATCCTATCGCCGCGCCCCTCGCGGAGGCGGCAGGAACTGTGGTGCCAACGGTAGCTGCTGGACTGGGCGCCGGGGCGGTGGCAAGGGGAGTGGGAGGGGTAGCGACGCGCCTGGCGGCCCCTACGGCAAAAGCAGTTGCTGATGGAACTTTAGCTGCGGATGCAAGTTTAGCTGCGCGAGTTGCGCCAAAAGTCGCGCCTACCCTCAATGCCGCAGGGGAATTCCTTGGTGGGACTGCTGGTGGACCTGCGTCCTCGTTTGGGTTTCCAGCAGGTGGCATTGGTTGGGGAAATGCCATTCTTAGCAATGCATCTAGGGGCGTTTCGGGGGCGGTACAAGGCGATTTAGCCGGACATGTGCTAGGGGGGTTGCAAGACCCTAATGACCCTATGAACGCCGCTTTGGGCGCGGGCGCAAACATGCTCCTTGGTCCTCTTGGCTCCAAGGTTATCTCCCCATTCCGCGCCGCTGTAACTCCAGAAACCCGCGATGTAGCGAATAGGCTTATCGGGCAAGGAGTGGATGTTAGGGGTGGGCAGATTGCATCCTCCCCGGCGATTAAAGCTTTGGACTCCGCGAATGTTTCCCCAGAACTCAAGCAGCAACAACTGGAGTCCTTGACTCGAGCCGCAGGAGCTCAAATTAATGCTGATACTGTAATGGATGGTTTAGGTACAAAAGGTTTCACGCCAGATGTACTGAAAAAAGTCAACGGAGATATTGGAGCAGAATTTAATAATATTGCTGCTCACACAAAAATAGATTTGACTGCTCCAGATGCAAATGGGCAAAGTATTTACAATAAACTTGATGATATGAAAAAACGTGTTTTAAGTGGGTCTGTTGATGATTCAGAGTCTAAAAAAATTCTTAAAGCCATAGATCAAATTGAAACGCAGGGGCTTATCAACAATCACCAAATTGATGGAGATACATATCAATTCCTCACTAAAGAGGAAGGGCCAGTCAAACAATTAAGAGATGATAATAACTCTTGGGTACAGGGTTATGGTAAAAAACTTCATGGTATGCTTATTGATGGATTGGATGCTAGTTCTCCTCCAGAATATAAAGGAGCTATTTCTGACGTCAGATCTAGATATATGAAACTGCAAATGATTGAAGATGCTATGAAAGGTGGGGCAAACTCAGGACTGGTAGACCCAGTAAAGCTCAAGAGTGCGATTTATAGAGCTTATGGAGACTTCCCGCCACCTGACCTTGATGCTCTCGCCCGTGCAGCTAACCTTGGGTTTTCGCGCCCAGCACTCGAATCTGGAATTAAGGAAGGGGCAAAGCCTTCGCCAGGATTGTGGGCTAGTCTCACCTCCCATGCTGGACCTGCAGGAGTTGGAGCTGGCGCGGCAATGCTTGGGGATCACTTTGGTCCTCATTTTCTTTCCGCTATAGCAGACAATCCACTTGCTGCAGGAATACCTATCGGTGGCGCAGCATTAAATGTTGGCATGAATATGCTTGCAAATGGAGTACGGAGCAAAGTGATGCAGTCTCCAGGATACACCAATTTTCTTCTTGGAGGGGGCAAAGTCCCTCCTCTCCCAAATCCCCTTATCGGTCCTGCCACGCAACTTCGGAGTGACATCTATGCCCCGCCTCGTAAATAAATGTCTAGGTATCCTGGTTGGACTCTGTCTTGCAGTAAGTGCTCATGCTGCCACACTTCTCCCGAATGGGAAGCAGGTCTTTTTCAATGGGAATGGTCAGCCTCTTTCTGGAGGGAAAGTAACTTTTTACATCCCCTCTACCACGACGTACAAAACTACCTGGCAAGACTCCAGTGGTACCATTCCCAATTCCAACCCCGTGGTGCTGGATTCCAATGGCTCTGCCATTATTTATGGTTCAGGAATTTACCGAGAGGTTGTGACTGATGCTCTTGGGAATTTAATTTGGGATCAGCTTACTGCTGATACTTCCCAGGGTACCGAGTCTTATTCCTGGGGAGGACTTTCTGCTGGGACTCCAAATGCCCAGACAGTCAGTGTTGCAACATTTTCCTCCACTGCAGGGCAGATCATAGCTTTTAAAGCTTATGCCTCTAATACTGGAGCATTTACCCTCAAGCCTTCGGTCCTGGGTGCAATCGCAGTTTACAAAGATACCTCTGCCGGGCCAGTACCTCTTTCTGGCGGGGAGATTATAGCTGGCAATACGGTGCAACTTATCTATGATGCAAGTCTTAGTGGTTTTCACCTTGTTAATTATCCGTCAGGTTCGCAGTCTTTTCTTTCTATAAATGCTGCAGCTATTACCGATCTAGGAACTGTAGGGAGTTCTAATGTTTATATAACTGGAACAAGTACTGTTTGGGGTTTTGGCTCAAGTGCTTCTACTACTTCTCCTGTGTATAGGATCTTAATGCAGGGAGTGGTTACGCTGATGAACAGCACTAACCTTAGCCTCCCTGGTGGAGGATATATTATCACCCAAGCTGGTGATAGTTTTGTAGCTGTGTATACTGGAAGTGGAACTTGGCAAGTGACTTCTTACACCCGCCAGGCGGATACCCCATTTGTCCCTTCTGGAGCTGTGATGGCTTTTAATCTTGCGTCCTGCCCAGCTGGATGGAGTGCTGCAAATGGAAGTGGAGGGACAGTGAACTTGGTTGGGTATTTTATTCGTGGGCTAGATGCCACAGGCGCAGTGGACCCAACGCCAAGGGCACTCGGGAGTGTGGAAGCTCATGCATTGCAGGATCACTCGCATAGTATCTCACCTAGTTCTGTCCTGGTTAGTGGAGGATCTTATCTTGGGGGAGGTTCGATTGGATTTAGCCCCGGAACAATCAGTGTCGGTAATATGCACACAGGTAATGCCGCCTCTGAAACTCGGCCAGTCAATGTGGCCTTGCTTTACTGTCAGAAAAACTAAAGGAGACTAACATGTCGAATATTAGTAATGCCTTGCTCTCGTATGCTCTGCCCTGGGCGCTGGCGAGATTGAATGATAGGAATACCTGGGTGACCTGGATTGTGGCAGCTGCTGCACATTTTGGTGGAGTTATCAACCCGGAGTTCAATACACTCCTTGTGAATGTGGCGACAGGCATTGTGGTCATCATTGGCTACGCATATCAGGGTAAGCCGATTTTTACTGGAAAGGGCGTAAAATGACGATCACTTCTTGGTTTCATTCCATCGAGACTAATGTCGGCCTGGTCCATGTGGACATTAATGCAGTGATTGGGAAACTGATCTCTGGGATCGAACTCGTGGGGCATGAAATTGATGCCCTGCTGAAATGGGGAGTCTCTCAATCCGCGAATATCGAGGCGGGGTTGAATGCTGCGGCGCCGGTTATTGCTGCGGTAGCTGGGCTGGCGACGACTGCCGCGACAGGGAATCCTGGTGCGGGACTTGTGGTTAATCGGGCGATTAATGGAGTGGACGCTGCATTCACCGCGGCAGAGGCCTCAGTAAAACTGCTTAATGCCGCTAAAGTCTCTCTTGCGGAGACAGGAGGAGGAACGGTTGCGAATGACACTGCAGCGATTGTGGCGGCGGTTCACGCGATCACCACAGCGAACTCCCAGGTCGCTAATGTCTCCACAGCGGCACTTAATGCTGCCCAGGCAATTCAGGCTTTGATTCCTCCGAAAGCTTAAAGGTCATGGAAATGCCTCCTTTCTCAATCGACCTGACAGTGATCTATGACGTGTCAATGATCGGAGCAGTAGTTTGTAGCCTGGCTGGGACTATCTTTTACACTAGGTTTCGGTCAGAAAAAGCTGAAGAACTCGCAAAGCAGGCGAAGGCGGAGGTTGTAGAGCTTGGTGTGGAGCTGACTACTTTCCGAATACACGCAGCACAAAACTATGTGACGAGCGAAACGCTTGGGAGGATAGAGGGGAGACTTGGTGAAATGGGGCAGGAGATGCGAGCGGATATTAAGGATATAAAGGACACGATTATATCCGCGCTAGCGTCCCTTGCAATGGGGAAGAAAGACTAAAAAAGGGGGCGTAAGGCCCCCTTTACTTTGCGCGGACTGTGGCCCACGTTGCACAACGCAAACGTGGGTTTTTTGCTCATTCCTGCCCATGAGTATTCTTCGGGGTTGGCATGTAGGTTTTTGTTCCCGCGTGTCTTATCATCATATTACTCCTCTCC